AGGAAATTATAGAGAAACTGGAGAATATTATAGGGAAGAAGGCAAGTATACGTTCTGAACCAAGACATTCTTCCGATATAGACTGCACCAATGCAGATATATCAAAGGCGAAACGTATCTTAGATTGGACTCCGAAGATATCCATTGACGCTGGATTGAAAAGAGTATGGGAATACACTAACAAAATCTAATACGACTAATTTACTCGCATTTCATTATTTATATTTCTTGCATTATTTTCATTATTATGTTATAATAGGAGTTCGATGCCGAAAGTTTAACAAAAATTGGGGTAAAATGTGGCAAAATTAAACAAAAAGACTGGATTAG